CCCTCTTTGTTAGCACTGCTTTTAGGGTTCCCTTTTCAAAGATACCCGCTTTAACTGCCTTGTTCCACTTATAGATGAAGAATCCCACCATAGCGAAGAACACTGCAGGAAATAAAAATACTAATAGTACTGCCATTTGTTTCTCCTTTTCTTCTAAATAAATTTCTATGTAATCTTATCACACATTTCTGACAGTATCAACCATCAAAAAGTATGTTTGCCTGTAGCCAAAAACACGAGTACTATGACCTGATGTTCCTGTCAGTAGGTACTTCAATAAAACATTGGGTTTTCAGACACCTGAAAGAGTACCTTCAGAAGGTACTTCCTCAAATAGCCAGAGATAATTCCTGTACTTTCTACGCATTTCTCGTTCTAATGATATCACACGATAAGCAACTACGCATGCATAACAACGGCAACCGTGTCTACTTTCGTAAGTGTAGATGGCGCCATGAATTACGGGTTGCTTTGGATTCCTAACCATACATCGAGGATTACAGTTGCACCATTGTTTCATAGTTTCTTCCCACAATCATTGCAGTAATTCCAATGTTTTAGACGTAAAAATGGGTGACTTTCCAAACAAGGTTTTTCCTTCTTCTTGGGTGATGCCCCTTTTTCGCCAACTCGGTATTCATACAATCCTGATGTAGTGACTCTACGCCTTTCAACAAGATACGCACCAAATCGTTCTTTGCGTAAGTTTCTTAATTGTGCTTGAACCGAGTTTGCAGGGTAATTTGTACCTTGTACAATCTTTTCCACCGTTCGCCATTCACCATCAGACATAAATTTATAAATGTCTTTTAGTTGACCGCTTAAACGCTCATAGTCCTCTGATGGCTTATAATCCGCCCCGTCAAAATAATTGTCCTGAGTCATCGTTGATGTGGCTTTAACTTAAAGGGACGTGTTGGCCCCGGTTCTTCTAGTCGCAAACCGCAATCTGGGCACCAGATGCGATTCCACGTACGTTCGGTCACTTCACCATCAAGATTGGTTCGTGTTTCTACGTGTCTACACTCAGTCATTACCGCTCCTTGTGACTATTCTTATCCCACCAGCATGCTTCGCAATCAATAAAACCATTGGCTGACTTTGATGCCTTCTCTGCTGGGTGTGTAGGGCATACGCCCACTGCACGCTCTTTTACTACCGTCTGGACTTCTTCCATTACATTCCTTTCTTTTGAACTTATGTTCAGTATACACACATTTTGTGTTGCTGTCAAATATATTTTGTTCCGAGGCTAGGGGTCGAACCTAGATTGACAGATTCAAAGTCTGCAGTCCTGCCATTGGACGACCTCGGACAGTCACTACATTTACTTAAACTTAGAAATAATTTCTAATGCGTCAGTCATGCCCTGAGCATAGCCATTGTCATAATCGTTGGTTGAGCCGTGAGCCAGTGACTTGTTAAGTGCTTCCGCTACTCTAGCAAGGACTGTTTCTTGCGCCGAATTAATTTTCTTTCCCATATTTCCTCCTTTTCTAAATCATACCATAAAGCAGAAGTCCCCACCAGTGTTTATTCTGATGGGGCACTTCTACCGTAAGGGAGGTAAAGCAATGCATAATGAGTGGGTTTATGCGTTTCCAACTATACAGGAAAAGATAAAAAACATTTATTTGTAGTGGTTTGCAATTTGTTTTCATATGTGTTATCTTTAACAGGTGCCAGTAAATGACTGGTCAAATTAATAAAGGAGATAAAAATGAATAACGAAATTACACAATTTAAGGATTTGCAAGAAATTAAGGACTGGATGGGCATTGAGCAAAAAACTTACTCAATGACGGAAAAGTCTGACATTGATGACCTAAATGCTAAACTACGCAACTTAGAAGAACTTGACCTGGATGAATATGAATGCATTTCAGAATGGTGTGAGTTTCACTTGGGGATTATTTAATGCTTCAATACGACAAAATGATTAATGAGATGACCGACCTTGAGGCTGATTTGCTTATGCCTTTTGACCTTAATGTTCTTGATGGCTATTTCTTTGCTATGGAAAACGTCAATGAGGAAACCGGCAACTGGCTTGGATACATTGTTTTGCCTGATGACCGTGAGGTTGCTGTTGCTTACAATGCTTCTACTGCCATGAATAAATACCGCAAGGACGAAGCCTATTATGATTTTGCTGACGATGCCAAGGTAATTTTTCCTTTGGATAGTTGTGCCATTGATACAATGGTTGCATTGCTCGCCATTGCAGAATCAGAAGGCTGGGATGATGGGAAAGATTATTAATGTCAGAATTGACAACTGATTACTTTTATACGCCTTCAAAATGGACCATTGCTCTTTATGAAAAACGTGGCCGTGCATACAAAGAAGTAGGAATTTTCTTTGAAGGAGACATTTCTCCTGATGAGGCGTTTGATTTATTCCGTCAATTTTCTAATTGTGTACCAACATGGCAAGCCGTAGAACATGCTATCGAAGTCAAAGCCAATGAACCTGACATACCAACACCGGCTTATGAAGTGCGCCTAATTTCGGGCACGCGGATTTTAGGAAGTTTTTTGTGGGAGAGTTTTGTTTTAGATATATGCATTGCGGACAATGAATCAAGAAATGCTAAATCATATATTGTTACTGCCGAAGTAAGGCTTGACGATGATTATGACCTAGATTTTCCTGATGAATGGGAATGGGATGCATTGTTTGAAACTGGCAGAGGAAAAGTTCTTGACGTTTTGCCAGTTGATGGTGTAGTATTAGATAACTTAAAAGAAGGGAGTGAAAATGAAGTTTAATGAATGGGCAGACGAAAGTGTTGGGCCTGATTTTGAAGGTCTTATTAGTACATTGACACATGAAAACATTAGGGTTACGGCCATTGGTGTTCCTGCAGGTGCAATTATGAATAAAAAGAAACCTTATGACGTTATTGAATTGTTTGGTGGCCTCGAAGCCATTGTTGCAATCTCAGATGATTATCTAAAAGAATTGTTAGAAGATTGCGATGACCTTTTTAGAGGTGGTTTTGTGTTAGGATTGTTCATAGGTCACGTACTTAACGAGGCCATGGGAGAATTGGCGGATACACAATAATGCAAACATTTTTACCTTATGCAGACTTTAAAAAATCAGCATCAGTACTGGACCGTCAACGTCTTGGAAAGCAACGTGTAGAAAATCTACAAATATTAAAAGCATTGCTTAATCCTGATTACGGTTGGCAAAATCACCCAGCAGTAAAGATGTGGCAAGGTCATTTAATTTCTTTGCTTGATTACCAAACATCAATTTGTTCTGAATGGATTGGTCGTGGCTACAAAGATACATGCCTTGAAAAATCATTTGCTTTGCTAGATGAATTTGGTGGAGACCACCGCATAGTCGCTCCATCATGGTTGGGTAATGACACCCTTCACATTTCACATCAAAGCAATCTTCTTCGTAAGTTACCTGAACACTACGGACAATATTTTCCAAATGTGTCAGATAACCTTGAATACTATTGGCCTATCAAACAACAAGAATTGGCGGTTACTCAATGACAAAGCAAGATGCACAGTATTGGACTAGTCTCGCTGAGAAAAGCGAATTAGACCGTGCTAAAGCCATCGTAGAAAAGGCTGTACGAAACGAGGAGAACGTAGTTGATTCCCTTGTTAGCCATTTTGTTAGTCAACGAATAATCTTTGAATTAACAGGAGAGTTTCCAAGTTTTGAACGTAAAGTAAAGCGTGATGTTGACGCAGACCTTAAAGTTTGGGTTGGAAATAATCTCGACAAGGAATTTACCGTGCCTGAACTTGCATCTAGCATGGGGGTTTCCAATGCTATTGCAAACAAGATGGTAAAGAATCCCGATTACTTTTCAAAGACACGTCGTGGAGTTTACACAGTCCGCGATGGTGCTTCTGAACGAGAATCAATCAAGAATTACTAAGCCCTAAACGCAAGAATCCCCCGCCAAAAGGCGGGGGATTTCTGCTTGGCTTGTTTGACTCTTATTCAACAACATCTGAATCAATAACCTGAGCCCAAGAAGGTTCAAGGTCATTAGACATTTCTGACATGGAAGCAGAGAACATGGTTCGTGCAGTGTTAATCTGCGCCTCTGACAATTTCATGTCTTGGCTAAGAATGATGCTCATAAAAGCCGCACCAATCAAATTAGCCTGACGTTCCTCTAATGCAACGATGCGCTCATGCAAGTTGTACTTAAGCATGAACTCTAGTGCGCCCTGATAGCGTTCCCAAGCACGTTCCATGACCTCAATCAAGGCACGCACATGTTCTACGCCAGCCTTGTCAGTCACCTCAAGAATGCCATTTAGTTCGCTCATTTTTTCTTCAAGAATGAGAGTCCATGCTTTCATCTTAGAAGCAAGTTGATACGCTTCAACTTCTGGCGGTCCCATTGGCTCAGGTTCTCCAAGACGCTCTGTAAGCGTTTGCAATTCCTTTGTCATCTGAATCTGAACACCGGCACGCACGTGATTAAGTGTGTTGCCTAGGTGCCACTTGCACTTGCCTTCACCAAGGTGAGGTGTGCCCATTCCGGCAGTCTTAAAACAGTAACGAGTAATGCCAAGTTCTTTTAGTTCTTTGCTTTTTACTTTTGCACCGCACTTGCCTTCTTCTGGTTGTGCACTACCTGGAATTTTTTTATCCGGGTATTGTTCTGCCCAAAATTCTTCATCACTCATGCGCTATCTCTCCTAAAACGTGAAGTATTCACATAAAATGTTGAATTATTAATTTTAGTAACTTCAAGAGGTGCAACGTAACTGGGGTGACGTTTCATGCTTTCAAGTTTGCGATTCTTTTTTCTATGAAACATTTAACATCTCCTCGTATTTGCGTTGTCGGTATTCCCTCATGTGTTTTGCACGTGCTTCTGTACAAATATCACAAGGTGTAACTTTAAACTTTAAATGTTGCTCATAACCCCAATTGGTGCCATGTTTTATAATTACTTCTCTATCGTTGTAAATAATAACATCACTTACTGGTGGCATTGGTTTTTGTTTTGGCATCTTTGCAAAAGCAAAAGGTTCGGGCAGTCCACGACTTCTGCGAATTTCAATTCTATCTTCCATCGTTGTGTTTCCCCAGTAACCAAAATACTCATTAACAATTGCGTATTCTTTGCACTCCTCAGAAACAGGACACTCACTACAAATTACAACTGCAATATTATTTACTTTTTTAGCAAAAAAATCAACGTTTGAATTGATGCATGCCCCATCTTTTTGCCATGGTCTAATCAACTTAAACCACCAATAGTAAAGTTGTCGTTAAAATACCAATCTGGTAATTCCCAATCTGACAACGTTCCCAATCGAACCATGTGTGTACAAGGGTCTCCACCCTCTTCCCACGCACGTTCTTCCGTTGGATGCAACGGAGTTCCGTCATGTGTTGAACAGAATTGAGGGGTACAAAAACCATTTTCTATTCCGTACTGTAACCATTCATCAAAATTCATTTTTATCTCCCTTCATTATTTTACCACCCACGTCCGCAACCATATTGGTCTGGGACATAATCTGGAATACCGGCACTTGCCTGTATTTTTATTGCAATAAATACTTGTTGTTCAGGTGTTGCATCATACAACGGACCAAACAATTTAAACCCACCAAACGAATACCAATTTGAAACAAGAATTCCTAATGCACCTTGGTACATACTACCCATTGCGTGCCAATTGTTTCCTGTTTCGCACTGCGCAACCTTCTGCCACTTCGCCATAATCTCTGGCGATACAAGAGGCGGTACTTTTTCAACAGTTGTAGTTGTTATGTTACCACTAATTAAAGACGGCGGTATAACTGGCGCTGTTGATAAAGACGGTGGATTCCATGACTGGCCTACAACCGTTGTGCTTGTTGTGCTTACTGTATCACTTGCCCCTGGTGTTGGTGTAGTAAAAACACTTAGACCAATTGCAATTGTAAGAATAGATAAGTACTTCAAATTACTCTTTCTACTTCGACCCGCAGTAAAGATTTTTTACTGGGCCAGCCACGAACGGGGAGTATTTAATTGCTACTTCCACGGCGTAACTTAGTTCATCTGGGCCTACGTTTTCGCAACCTTCAAGGTATCCGAGCGCATAGGGGGAACCACTACCAATCGCCAAAAACGGCGAATCCACCGCAACCACCGAGAAATCATTTTGAATGATAACTAGAGGGCTATCGGGCCAAGCACAAAGAATTTCTGTATCCTTCACAGAATCATCTTCGCCCTTGATTTCTTTAAGCATCCCCACAATAGTGTCGGGGGTGCATTTTCTTTTCTCCAGTTTGGAGAGCAGATTTATGATGCGCCAGGAACCGGCTGCACCTATAATGCCGTTGCCAGCATGAATAAAAGCCTTTGGGGTTGACGAAATGAGGACGGCATCTTCGTCGCCAACGGCAGAGTCAAAAGCCATGCCACAACCAAATTCATTTGTATAAGCCACAACTACTGTCATATCAATCCCAAATACCCTCAACGAGCCAAGTACGGTCTCGGATAATCCTGTCAGGCCATTCGATACCCGAAAGGCGGTCTCCACGGAAACGCTTTACATGTAACATTGTACCATCCATATTGTCCTTATACAAGGAAATGCCCGCCTCAGGCCAAGCCATCCATCTTTGAGACCCCATAGGGCTCAAATCACGCTTTTCACCGGCTTTTCCCTTGGCTGCATGGTGTTCTAGGACAAGTGCAAAGCCATATTTCATGCGCAATTCGTCCAAAATTGCCATTGCTTCGTCAGCCGAATCTTCGTAAGTCTCACTAGAACCTCGGCGGTACATCTTGTAAATAGGCCCAATACAGACCAATTCAGGTCGGTGTGAGGCAATTTCACGCTGAATTTCAGCCTTATCAGACAATCGGCGAATCTCTATGCCCCCAGGTCGGCGGAAAAACTTAAGACGTTCACCGTCAAATCCTTCTGGGTCACGTGCTTGAAGCATGTCCATAAATGGTGTTCCGGTCTGGGTAATGGCCTGTGTAGGGTTTTCAAGGTCAATAATTAAAGCACGGACAGGTCGAATGCGTTGATGGCTAAACGGGTGAAATCCCTGAGAAGCAGACATGGCAATCGTACGAAGAAGTAGTGACTTACCGGAACCTTCTTCACCCACCACAATGGTACGATAATCTTGATTCATAAGTCCTGGAATTACAACGGGTGCAATAGCATCAGCGTTGGCCTCAAGTTGAGCCATGGTCATTGCCTCAGGCTCAGTTGAACGAACGGTTCCAATGCTAGAGGCAATCTTTGTAAGACTATCAGCAACCAAATATGGGTCTCCGCCTTGACGAATAGTTGAATTGGCTTCATCAAGGTTCTGCATTAAAGAACGTGCTGAACTGTGCTTTGAAACAATGGCACCATACTGTCCAACATTGGATGATGACGGCACGTTAAGTGTCATGTTGACAAGCGTTGGAATAATCTCGTTGTCGTTCATCTCCGCAGAAATGGTTACAGCATCGGCAACAATACCTTGACTAAACAAACGACACAAAGCACCAAAGATACGAGCATTGCGTGGATTGTAAAAATCCTCTACTCGACATGTATCAATGCCAACCATCAAAGCCTCTGCAGAAAGCATCATTGCACCAAGCAACGATTCCTCTGCTACTGAATCATGGGGTATTTTAATCTCACTCATTACGACTCCCTGCCTCTCTCTTATTTCCAATAGTTCATAGAACGGCGTTGGCCCTGAGCATCAAGTGCGTAAGGTACTCCATTGATATCAACCAATTCGCCTTTAGCGTTGGTAGGACGATTGTAACCGCTTTTAGCAGGGTTGTCAAGTAGTGATTCTGAATCATTATCAAAATCTTCGTAAAGTCGTGCCGAAATCATCTGCTCGTCGGTAAGTTCGTGAACAGCAACAACGGAATCCGCATTAACGCCAAAATCACGCCAGCGTTCTGTGGGGCCAAAAAATGTTTGACCGTGAAGCGTGTACGTTTCATCTTGACCAATGCGAGTAGATGCATAGTTCTTTGTAGCAATCATTAAAACCGATGGCTCAACACCTTTGCGAAGTGTTGCTGTGTAGGCCTTAAAAGCACCGGCTTTATTAATGCGCCGTGGGTATATCTTCCACACTGCTTCAAACTCTTCGGTGTAGTTAGATTTGTTACGTTTTTGTGGTGTAGCAGAATCTTGCGTAGTATTAGTATTAATATTAGTATTAATTATACCGCTCTTCACTGGTGAGGACCCCCCCACCTCACTGGTGATGACCCCCCCATCGGGTTGAGCAGGCCAGAGGTAATAAATGTTACCCAGTTGTTGACCCTCAAAGAAGGTGGGAACGACATGAATGGCACCAGCATCACGAAGTTCATAGATGGTCCTCTCGGCCGTAGAATCGCTTACATCTAGCAATGTGGCGATTGACCTATGACTAGTACCTGGAATGCTCAAAACGCCGTTTAAGGCCCCTCTCATGTACATCCAGAGGCGTACGGCCCGACTAGATAGTTCATTATGAGTAAGAATCCATACTGGGGCACCAATGGCGGTGTCCTCTGTAGCATCGCCGATAAGCGTGCTTGTACCAAATTTTAACTCGGACAGCACTAAACGCCCGTCCTTTGAATAACGTTTTATCGTCACTTATTCAACCCCCGACCAGCAAGGGTTTTAACCAATTCACTCACAACGCTTCCCTCTCCCTCAATATCAACTCCGTCAGTTACGGAATTTACAATCCTCTTCTTCTTTTCCAACAAACCATAGATATCCTCATCAATAGTATTCGGGGCTAAAAGATACCACGCCGTTGCACCATGCATGTCATTCACACGCCCATAGGCACGTGATACACATTGCTCATGCAAGGCTGGTGTCCATCCCAGTTCGCAGAATACCACATCTGAAGCCGCAGTCAAAGTCAAACCTTCAGAGGCCGATGACATGTTAGCAACAAACACTCTGCATGTGGGGTCATTTTGAAATTTATCAACTGCCTTTTGTCGGTCTTCGACTGAAACACCACCACGAATCTTTACGGCTACATCTTTGTAGCGGTCAAAAAGTTTTTCTACAAATTCTATGTGTTCGGCAAATACAATTACTTTTTCGCCGTCACCGGATTCAAGAAAATTATCAATCCAATCAATGCAAGTATCGTATTTAATTTTTGATACAGCATCACGAAGACCGGTGATGTGAACAAGGCTACGAGCCATCTCCAATGTAATCTTTTTGTGCCAATAAGCATCGGTTCCATCACTGCCTTCTTCCTCGGCAATATCACGGGCACGTTGAGCAAAATACTCAACAACATCATCTTCAATGTCTTTGTACCAAGCCATTTGCTTGCTACTAATTTCCATGTATTGAACAGCATTACGAAGCGGTGGCAATTCTCCATACACATCAGACTTCATACGCCTAACAAAACATGACTCACGAAGTTTGTCGTTAAGTTCCTTGGTGTTAATAGCCATACCACGCTTGGGTGCATAACGTTGTTTAAAACGCCAAGCCCCACCAAAATTTTTCAAATGGTCAATGGCTTCTAACTGCGGGATAAGTTCGTCGGGGCGATTAGTAATCGGGGTTCCCGTCAACAGTAACGTCAGGTCGTTTGGTCCTTGCAATTTTGCTAAACGCATTACTGCTTCTGTGCGCTTTACTGTCCACGATTCAATTGGTCGAATACTGCGGGCTTGACAGGCGCCACAGTTCACGGTGTTGGACTTCACTGTCGCTCCGCACTTCGGACAACTGCTCTTTCTTTGTCCGTTTTTAATAGCATGTGATTCATCAACAACTAACGATTGAAATCCGTGTTTAATAATGTCATCATTACGTTGAAACAAAATGTCGTAATTACAAATGATTACATCGGATTGTGGAATGTCAACAGACTTTCCACCGTAAAGTATTGAAGTGGTCAAATTTGGAAAAAACTTTTTTATTTCACGTTGCCAATTAATTTTTAATGTATTAGGGCAAACAACAATAAGAGGAAAAGAATTATCTAATGAAACTGTAGCAATAGCCTGTGCAGTCTTACCTAATCCAGGTTGGTCTCCAATGATTCCTTTGCGCACCCTGTTCATGTAGGCCACGCCAGCACGCTGGTAAGGCAGAAGGGGTATTGCTATGCCTGGTATTTCAATGTCTGCATCAAGGGCTGACGATGCAATCTTCATTTCATCAAGTTTTTGCTTAACTTTGTGCGCTTCTTCAAGAAGTTTAGGCTCAACACTTAGTCCGAATTTAATTGCAAAACTGAGGACACTAAAAATATAGTCAGTGCCCACCGACCAAAAACGTTCCTTGGAATTCCACTTGGCCCTAGGAACATGAGAACGAATGGCCTCAATAATTTTAGGTGAATAATCAAATGAAATGACAATTTGGTCTTCAAGAAGTTCTACTTGATAGTTACGTTCTTTTGATTCAAACGTGCCCGCAATAGAACGGGGCAAATCAATGTTCCATTTAAAGGCTAATTCTCTAACAAACTCAACACTAGAAACAGGAAAGATGTTTATTTTTTCTGTAGGTTCCCAGAGCCTTCCTGGTATTGCTCTACAGTCTTTAACAAACTCTTCACTGTATGCAGATTTAACAAGGATTCTCTCCCCCACAACAATAGCGTAATTTAGATTTATATTTGGCTTTCCCATAGGGAGTTAATTGTAGCCGAAAAAAACTTTGTTGTCAACAGCAAATAAGGTTGACACGTGAACACATGTTCTGATACACTTGCAACATCTTTAACAGAAGGGAAGTTATGGCAAAAAAAACTACAGCCAACACAGACCTAGAAGCAATTCTTGGTGAAATTAACAAACAGTTCGGTGCAGGTTCAATCATGCGTTTGAATGAATCGCAAATTGTACCAGTAGAGGTTATACCTACGGGTATTCTTCCATTGGACATGGCATTGGGCGTTGGCGGTTTGCCAAAAGGTCGCATTGTAGAGTTCTTCGGACCCCCCTCATCAGGTAAATCAACTCTTGCTTTGCATGTTATTTCAGAGGCTCAGGGTATGGGTTTGGCTTGTGCCTACGTTGATGCTGAACACGCACTAGACCCTGTGTACGCCAAGGCTGTTGGTGTTGACTTACCATCACTTCTTATTTCTCAACCAATGAATGCCGAACAAGGTCTTGAAATCACTCGTCGTCTTATTGAAAGTGGAAAGATTGGTCTTGTTGTTGTTGACTCTGTGGCCGCTTTGGTTCCCCGTGCTGAAATTGAAGGAGAGATGGGAGACCATCACGTTGGACTTCAACCACGTTTAATGGGTCAAGCACTTCGCAAAATGACCGCCATTACATCCGAGACCGGTACATTAGTTATCTTTATTAACCAACTTCGTGAATCTATTGGTAAGATGTATGGGCCGAGTGAGTATACACCGGGTGGCAAGGCTTTGCCCTATTTCTCGTCTGTTCGCCTAGACATTCGCCGTATTCAGACTATTAAAAAAGGTGACGAAGCAACCGCTAATCGTACTCGTGTAAAGGTTGTAAAAAACAAAGTAGCCTCTCCGTTTAAACAGGCTGAATTTGACCTTGAATATGGTGTTGGAGTTCCAAAAGCCAATGCATTGTTGGATTGTGCTATTGATTTTGGCGTTTTGCAAAGTCGTGGTGCGTGGATTTACTACGATGGCGAGCAATTTGCTAATGGTCGTTCTAAGGCTTTAGAGAAAATTAAAGAAACAGATGGTCTTTACACGGAAATTTATGACCGTGTTATTGCTCTTGCCAACACTGTTACACCGGAAGGATATATTGCTGATGAGGATTAATGCTCAAGTACAAAATAGAGAATCTGTTTTTGAAGCCATTAAAACGTGGTACACTAAAAATGCATACGGGCCAAGTTATAGAGATATTTCTTTAATAACAAGTATCCCCCTTGGAACTGTGTATAATGTTTGTCAAGAACTCCGAGAAGTCGGAAAGATTGATTTTCAAGATGGTGTCGCAAGGACAATTAAAATAAATTCGTAAATAAAAGGAGGAAGTAATGAATAAAGTAAAAGTTATCCCTGTTTGGGATATGAGTGAGGAAGAATGGCTTAAGGCACGTGAAGGCGGTATCGGTGGTTCAGATGCCGGTACGGTCTGCGGTGTCAATAAGTACAAGAGCGCATACGCATTGTGGGCTGAGAAGTCCAACATTGTTGAGCGTGAATTTGTAGGTAACGAAGCAACACGTATAGGGCATAAGTTTGAACGTCCAATTGCAGAGTTCTACGCAGAAGAAAATAATAAAGCAGTTGTAGAGTGGCCCGTAATTCTATGGTCGGAAGAAGAAGACCGTGAATTTATGTTTGCTAACCTTGACTTTTTGATTGTTGAACCTAGCGATGAATTCCCTGCTGGCACTGTTCAGACTTGGCGTTTTGATTATGCACCACCAAATATATTAGGCATCCTTGAAGTAAAAACTGCTGGTCTTGCATCTCCAGGGAACCCTGGGGCGTGGGCTAACAATCAAATTCCACAAAGTTACATGCTTCAGGGATATCACTATGGTGTTGTTACAGGAATAACTTCAATTACATTTGCCTGTTTACTTGGTGGCTCAGGTCTTCAGGTTCGTGAAATGGAATGGGATACAGAAATTGCTGAGAACATGGTTATTGCAGAGCAACAGTTTTGGCACCTTATGGAAACCGGAACTGCACCCGCAACCGATGGTAGCGAAGCAACAGAAACAGCCCAACGTCAGCGTTATCCACGTCATGAAACTGGAACTGGTTACGAAGGTGGCTCAGAACTTCAATCATTGTGGGAAGAATTTAGTGAAGCAAAGGCTAAAGCAGAAGAAGCAGACAGCATCCGTAAGGATTTACGTGCCAAAATCATTGAATTGGTTGGAAGCGCTGAATTTGCTACGGTAGATGGAAATGCTATACTTTCATATAAGGCTGGCAAAGACGTTGAATCTCTTGACACCGACCGTATTAAGAAGGAAGCACCAGAGATTTTTGAGCAGTACAAGAAGGTTCGTCCGGGTGCTCGCACCCTACGAGGAATTTCAAAATAGTATTTGACAGTGCTATCTACACGTGATAGTATTTAGTCACCTCTAAAGAAAGGAATAAAAATATGAGTAAAAGTAATGAGATTAACGAATTAGCAGTTGCACTTGTAAGCGCACAGGGAGAATTCTCTGCCGTTCCCAAGGGTTCTGTAAACCCATTTTTCAAGAGTAAGTATGCGGGTTTGCCAGAGGTTGTTGCCTCAGCAAGTCCAGTTCTTGCAAAGCACGGATTGGCTGTTAGTCAGTTCATTGGGATTGACCTTGAGGGTCGTGACATTCTCACGACTTACTTGATTCATTCTTCAGGACAATACATTTCACACGACATGCGTTTGCACCTTGGCAAGGATGACACGTCTCAGGCATTAGGTTCAAGCGTGACCTATGCTCGTCGTTATAGTTATTGCGCCGTGCTTGGTCTAGTGGCCGATGAGGACGATGACGGCAATGCATCAACGCAGTCTACAATGTCTAAGCCAGAACCAGCACCAAAGGCTTCACCAAAGCCTGCACAACAAAGTCTAGGAGATGCAGTTGCCACAGCAGCGAATCGCCCAGTAAGTAACAACAATAGCAATAACATGGCAACTGAGAAGATGACCCGTATGATTTGGGCTATCAGTCACAAGACCCTTAATTGGGAAGACCCTCAGATGTTTGACTTTATTGACGGAGTTGCAGGTCGAAAGATTCCTAAGTTGGAACAATTGACCTTTGACGAAGCCAAGCAAGTTATCGAACAACTACAAGCATTACAGAACTAGGAGGAATAAAAATGGATTCAACTATTACAGTAACAGGTAACATTACCCGTGAACCAGAACTAAAATTTGGTGACACAGGACTTGCACGCGTCATGTTTGGCGTAGCATCAACTCGCAGGGTAAAAGAACGTGAACACACATCGTTCTATGACGTAGTTGCTTTTGGCAAAACTGCAGAGAACATTCACGCTTCTCTTGCAAAAGGTGCTGGAGTAATTGTTACCGGCCGTCTTGAAGTCAAGGACTTTGAACGTAAGGACGGAACAAAAGGAACAGCAGTTCAGGTCGTTGCAGATGACGTGGGCGCTTTGCTCCGATTCGCAACAGTAAACATTGAAAAGAATCAACGCAACACAGAATCAAACTACAACACGCTTGAGGAAGATTTCTAAGCATGGACGACAAGACCGATTACTCGATACCGCTTAGTTATCAGCACATTGAAAATGCTATGCGCCGTTCTATTAACCAGATGGAAGACATTACACAGTCTTTTGCTGTAACGGCGGACGAGTTCGGTTTTGCTGAATCAGAATTTAAGATTGCTTTTGCTAAGAGTCGGCTTACGGCAAGAGTTACGGGTGATTCAACTGGTAAAAAAATGACTGCAGATATGGCAGAAGATATTGCTACCGTTGAAACAAGCGAAGAACGCATGAGGATGGAGAGTGCAAGAGCAAAACATGATGCTTGCCGTCAAGCCCTTATGTCGGTCAGAAGCCGATTAGAGTCACTTAGAAGCCTTATGGCATCCTACCGAGAAAGTGGTAACTAATGTACGAAGATGAATTGCAGGTTTATATCAAAGAACTAGAATTGATGGTCCGTGACCTTCAAGACGAAGTTGCAGAACTTGAATATGAACTGAATCAGGCCCACCGCCTCATTGCGATTATTGATTCGCAGCAGCAACACATAGATTAAGTGGAACGCCGTAAACCTCTTAAAACCTCAAAGGGACTTAAGAGGGGCACGCCTCTAAAAATAAACAAGGGCTTAAAAAGCAAAACGGGGCTGACCGCGAATAAATCGCTGTCGCCCCGTTCCTTAAAAATGAAGAAGATTTATATTGAGCGCAGAAAATTGCGCACGCAGTTTTTAGAAAAATTCCCTGTATGTGAAGCACATTGGGATAATAATTGTGCTATAGTATCTGTAGATGTACACGAAATATTGCCACGCGGTGTTGGTGGAAAAATTATTGATGATGACTGGAGTAACTTTATGGCCGTTTGCCGTTACTGTCACACAATGATTACCGATAATCCCGAAGAAGCACACAAACGAGGATTAAGGAAATGGTCATGGGAAGAATAAACACCCAATTTACACGCTCTACGAAACATTACGCAGACATTGTTTTTAATAAAAACAAGTTTGACATCAAATGTATTTGTGGTTGGAAAGAAACAGTAGCAACAAGAGGTACAGCGCTTATAGAAGCAAGAATGCACGTTACCGAATGGACTACTAAATAATGTTTGACTACACAGATTACGAAATCATGCAGTTTATTAAACTGTTGCGGGAAACAAGACCGGCGTTCTATACAGAAGCACTTTGCAACGGCAAAGACATGCCTAATTTCTTTCCAGGAAGAGGCCAGTCAGCACTTATTCAGCGTGCTATTAACGTTTGTAATGAATGTCCTGTCAAATATGACTGCCACACATACGCCATTGAACAAAAGATTGAACATGGTGTTTGGGGTGGTTCTACGCCTATTCAACGTATAAATTGGATACAATCAAACATTTCACCGGAAGAAGCATGGTTAAGCCTAAGTCTAAAATAAAGAAGTTTTCATTGCTTCTGCTCGTTCTTTTTTTAATTTTCTAGCAAGAGCAGGATATTCCGGTTCGTATTTGCAAGTTACGTGAACTTCATCACAGTCAGCAAACGCGCCTTCAAACTGTTGCGGACATAGGTCGCCACACACAATGCATGGCAACCATATGTATTTATCCGCAGCGTTCTTTCGTAGGTTAATCCTACGTGCAATCTCTACATTCTGTGGTTCTTTATTGCGCTTCATTAAAGAATTTCTAGGTCGCTCCAACCAAATGGACCGCAACCCTCTCCAATCAGCATTGTAAGCATGCCAGGAGGGCAACTAGAGCCCGATGTTGCAGTGTACCATGAAGAGCCACCGTCTGCTGCTGGGGACATAAATACCTGTCTTCCAGTAGCGGCTGATGCTACAAAGTGATGCAAGTGACCACAGAATAAAATGTCTGCATTTGAAATAGGTTGACGACCCATTGCTTGACCAAGCCACCAAGATTCAATCTTACCAATGCTACCATTGGTCTTAATCCAGTTCTTGCTTCCACCATTGCGAAAACTGTGACCATGAGCAAAACCACAGGTAACACCTGAAATATTTAGTGTCATGGTTAGGTCATTTGCAATAGCACCTAGAGGAATTTCTACGTTGCCATAACGTGCCGAATTGTGACTAATGATTTCTGCTACACCATCAAAAATGGCTAAGTCATCATTGTCGGTCCAAGTTGTGTATGCTTTACCCATGGAATTGCGGTTCTCACCGTGGTTACCAGGTACGGCACCAAGAACAACGTTGTATCCTTCATCAACCATAAGGTCAACAAAGCGCATAACAAGTCGTCGTGCCAATCGCATTTGTTCTCGGCGGTCTAGGTCTGTATTAAAAGCCTGCATGTCATAGTGGCCTGAGCATTGCTCAATAAGGTCACCTAAACCAATGCCATATACAGTGTTAATTTCATGACCAATCTTTTTAAGGTCTTTTAAACGCTGTACAAGGCGGTCCTGGAATGCAATGATTCGTTCTGCAATCATTTCACTCCCGCCACCCTCGCTTTTACCAGCCTGCCAGTCACTTAAAAGGACAAGCATTGATTTGTCGCCGGTTGGCTTTGTTGGCTTGCCTGGCTTGCGCTTGGCAATATTCTTGCAGAGTTCTGTTAAATCCTCTGGTTCTACGGTCTTTGGTTCAAGACGGTGACGATAGAATTCGCTAATATCAATTTTATTTTTAGACATGGGTTCCTCGTCCCTTACTTGTTTTCACAACGGCATTGGCCGCGACGGTGTGCTGAAAGGCTTGTCCTCTTTACAGGATGACCCCAATTGCTCAATACATCCATAATCGTTGTTGTTTGAATATCACGATTTGGTTGTTCTAATGCAAAATTTAACTTTTCCCATTGTTCTTTTGACAATGAAAGTTCGCCAATTACGCATTTTCTAGGTAAAATAAACTCTGATAAATCTGGCTTTGCCATTTCGACACTCCTTTGATAGGCACTCGTTAACAATATGTTATCAGAGCGTTATCAATATGTCAAGTATTAGCCCATTGGAAATGTGGGCTTTAGAATGACTAATTCCCCCATTGCACGTACTTTTGTCTTAGTTTGGTCGTGATTAATTGCATTGTCTGGTTCACCCATAAATGAATAAACCCAAACACCGTCGCCATAAAGTGATGTATCAATGCTGGCTACATAAAGACCAAGCCCGATGCGGACTATAGTAGAGGTCGGGTCTCCAACACCATAGGTGTAGTTAAATGTATAGATATTTCCACCATTGATTTGAAAACCAAAGTAAACTTGGTCTGGGTCAATAATGGTTACGTTGTCTTGTGCCAAAAACGGCTTAGAGGTAAAGAACTGAACAGTAGTTCCTTGAACGTATGTGTTTGCAATAAATGGTTTCATAGTCTATTCCTCTGGGTTTATTCCCAAGTATTCTAAAACTGCTTCCCAATTACCTACGTCCATAACTTCAAGAGTTGCTGATGAAGCGTCAACTTCTAGGCTTCCTGGTTGTGGGGTAAAGTATCTAATATTTGTACCGGAAGAAAAACCTGTTGATTTATTGTTTCCGGTGTTGTCAAAATACGTGTGGTTTGAAAATTGTGGCATTAGAACTTTACCTGACTTGCAATTACCGTCCAGGTACTTGAACCTGTACACACTACTGTAAATGTGTATGAATCTCCAGTAGAAACGTTAGCGGCAGTTGGGGCTGTGCCACCTTGCCACCAAAAAGTAATGTTATTGTACGTAGTATTGGTTGCAGGTATTCCAGACGCCGCCGCAGCAACACCGTTAACCGAAATGCTTGAAGGCAGGTAGGCCGTAGAACCGTTAATAACTACCATGGCAAACGTAACCGATTGGCCGGAAGTTGTTGGGCAACCAGTCATATTGATGGCGTACGAAGCCGTTGGATTGGCCGTGTACATAAAAAACGAAGTTGTTCCAGCCGCAAGCGTTGCGGCAGTTGAACCACTAAGTGCTGTATTAGAAACGCTTACAGATTCAAAAGGTGCATTAAGAAGAACGTTTGTTGTTGACGCCGATGTTCCCTGATTTCCTTGCGTACCTTGATTACCTTGTGAACCTTGAGAACCGGTTGCGCCTTGAGGGCCCTGTGGAATACTAAAGTTAAGTGTCGCCGCACCTTGAGAACCAGAGTTGGTTACAGCAGCGCTGCTTGTGTAAGCAACGGTTGTTGTTGTACCAATGGTAATGCCTGACTGGTATCCCTGATATCCTTGAGGTCCTTGTGCTCCAGTGGA